TTTAAAAAATCCTCCTTGATCTGTAAGTACTGTATCTAAAGCTTGAAGTTCAGGAAAAGTTATTAAATTATAACAAATCTGAACTCTATTCTTTAAAATACTAGTACTTCTAATCTGATTTATGTATTTTTCAATATCATGAATCAAAACAGATTTAAAGGTATCAACATTTAATTCTGAATGAAACCTTTCTTCTTTAGGTAAAAGAGTTATATCAAATTTATTAGTTAATAAATAATGATGAACAATTTTGCTTATGAATCCAGGTTTCAATCAACTAATATCTCGACCAAAAAATGATTTTGGATGTTCTCTCGAAGATATCAAAGATAATACATCAGATAATCTGATAACATTATTTTGAAATAATTGAGTTACAAATCCAACCATAGGATAAATACGATCTATAGTCTTATCTGTAGATCGCCTATTCCCTATGATCAGTAATTTAAATAGATTTTTTCCTCATTTATTGTTAACTAAGCGAGTTGTTACTGCTAATCTTCCAAAGAAATTATTAGACATTAATAATTCTTTAAAAGACAAAGGAGAAACATCCTTCCCATAATAGGAAGTTCGCTTAGCAAATTCTAATACAGGTAAATCTTTAGAAATTATTGATTTAGATAAATTTATAGATATACCAAGATTATTACATAATACTTGATACTCTCTAGCAATATCTGAATCATAAAGACTGAGATCATCTCCTAAAACGAGATATTGGTCATACCAATCGCCTCTTTTAACTTTATTCAATTTGCAAGCTAAATATTGAATCATCAAATGATGAGTCAAGTTTAACATTGCTCAAGAAGATAAAGCCCCCATAGGTTGCCCTACAGTATATTGAATTAACTGAGAAGGAATATTATAATCATTTTCTGGAATAAAATATTTTCTAGAAACTAATATAGTAGACCAAAGATAACCAATATTTTTTCCAAATAAGCTATTTAAAATAGCCGATTGGGAAATAACTGGTAATCTATCAGTAGCTGCACTTAGATCAAAACCAAAGGAACAATTATATTTCAAAGATAAACTTTGAGCATATAAGAAACCTTTATTTTGATCATGGGTAAAATCATTAGGTAATTTTTTAAATAAATTAAATAATA